TTTATAGAACTGAACAAGCCGCCTCGACGCGGTATCGCACAAGGCGATTTAAAAAACTGATAAGTATTATACACTATAGGTCAACCTTTTTTATATTTATTAATTCAATGGCCACTCCGCTACGCTTGAGCTTATAGCCTTTCTTACTGCTACCCGTAACTAAATGCTTTAGTGCTTCCTCCCCCGTATGGGCGTGTTTTATGGCTCCGCACTCGTTAGGCATGTCCCGCCTAGTATATGAAATTCTGTAGCAAGTCATTTAGTCTTTGCGGTATGGTAGCCTTCTTTGATTAGCCACCTGCGAAAGCTTCCCCTATCTGCGCCGCCTTGCTCTGCGGCTTGCGATATGTTGCAACCCGTTTCCTGCCATATCTTTAGCGACCGCGCCCTTGCTTTGGCGGTCTCCTCGCTGGTCGATCTGCCGCTTGTGCAATGGTCGAGTATATCGCCCGCCTTCATTAGCATCTCTATTTTATCCTTGAAGCTTTCCATGCACCTAACTGCGCTAGCCCTAGCTTCTAATGTATCTGTAAATTCTACCATGTTTGACGTAATGCGCCCTCTAAGGGCTTCTAATGCCCCTAGAAGGCGTTTTGATTGTTTGCAAGGGTGTTACCCTTAGATTGATATTGTAAGCCCTTGTAGGGCTTCTGAGTGTTAGTTCCTTGTGCAATAACTGAGGGTGCTAAGATTCTTCGTTAATATAGTTTTCTCTTACGTCCTCAAGAAAGGCTATTGCTTCTCTTAATTCTTCGCTGTTGCCGTTAAGTGCTTCCTGAATAGCGTAATGTATCCATTCTAATTTTTTATAATCATTCATATCTATTATTAGTTATTAGGTTTATCCCATTGCAAGTTGCGCTTCAGTTGCTACAATGTATGCCTTGGCCTCCTCCTCGGCAAGTTGCGAGAAAGCACGGGAGTAACCGATGTCTCTCAGCAAATCGTGAGCCGTTTCGCCCTCCACAGTTTCCTCAAAAACAATCTTGCTTAGATCATTTATAAATTCTATGCGGCTGCACGTGCTATAGTTTGGGTAATTTCGAGCGAGGAAATCTGCATTGTATCTGATTATTTCGAGCGCAAGTTCCTTGCGTCCTTTGTCCATTAGATCGCTACTGCTTTCGGTCGCTTCGTTATATAATTTTGTGAATATTTCTTTGTTCATATTTTTATTAGTTAGTTAATGTAGGATTGAAAAAGGACATAGCCTTTTCTAAGGCCTGATCATTTACTTCAGGGCTCCCTTGCGGGATTTCAAACTCGTAAAGCTTTCCCTCCCAAACGTCCTCCCAGTTGTCGTCAACGAGACGATTCTGATACATCGATACGATGAGTGCCTCGCCATTATAACGGAAACTGCCAAACGATCCGTCTGGTAGTATCATATCAACCTCGTCGCCATTCGCGACAAGATGCTCTTTGTGCTTTGTATTTATAGGTATATTCATATTTATTATTAGTTATTAGGTGCTATCCCATTACAAGGGCTATCAGTATAATTATTGCGCCGCCTACCATGCAAGCGAATAATGTTGCCGCCGCCTCTAATTCTTTCTCACTGTTTACTAGTTTATTTTTCATATTGTTTCCTCGTAATAGGTTTCGAAATCGTGCCTTTCATTCGTGGCAATGTGGCCAATGTGGTTTACATAATGGTGCGGTGCGCCATAGCAGAATGTGCCTTCACACTCAGTTATTGACCAGATCTGGTCGTCATCAAATCCCGCTTCTTTAGCTTCTTTCCACGAAGCAAAGTAATCGCCTGATTCTCTGCCTATTTCCTCGTATGGGAACTCACTTTCTATTACTTTCATTTTATTACTTTCTATTTTATTGGTTATTATTTAGATAGCTCCACTGAGAGAGCTTTGGCGTTTTCAATTAAAGCCCCCGCGTGCGCTATAATGCTAGCTTTGGGCAGCTTCTCTCCCATTCCGTAAGGGGAATAGGTTTCCCATTCGTCACCGCTATCACTATTGCCTTGCGCGGGTATGTATAAACCGCTTGCTACAATTTTAGATAGCCTTGCTATGTTATTATTTAGGTATTCAATTTGATTACTCATTTTATTACTTTCTATTTTTATTTATGTTTATGCAAACGATAGTTTTAACTGCGCTCGCTCGTTAGCTTCTCTAATTTCCCTTTTCTCTAAGCACCTGTCGAGCATTTTATCTGCCGCGTCGCTTAGGGTGTCTGCAAGGCCGTTTCTAATGCTCTCATATATTGAGTGCTCGTATATTTCGTGCTCTAAATACTCAAATATTTCAAAGCAAGTTCCTAGCTGGTTTAAATCCCATTCGCTAGGGTCGCCCCAAGCCTCTAATGTATTCTTATAATTAGACCAAAAACCGTCACGGCTTGTAAAGCGTTGCGCTATTAAGTTTCTAAATTCATCCTTATGATTTTCCAATATATAATTTACAAACGCAACTGCGCTAGCTTTAGGTAATTCAATAAATACCCTGTCTGTCTGGAAATTATATTCCCTAGGGCTTTCCATACTTTCAAACCTAGCATTTAAGGTTAGCCCCGTCTCTCTTTCTATTTCATAGATAAAAGACTCTGCATAATCCTTGGAAACATTATAGTAGAACTCGCTGGTATTCTTTTCTAGGTATCCATTCGCAAGGGTATCCCGTTGCGCCTCTGTCAGCTCATATTCCTTATAATAGTAGTCAATAGAGTTTTCCATCTCGCTATCTATGGCATGCGAATAAAGGCTATTGTAGAACCCTTGAAAGGGGATTGTAGATATTGCTTTGTTTTTCATTTTATTACTTTCTATTTTTATTAGTTATTATTTAGGCGTTATTACCTACCCCAAAACCCCGCGCCCCGTAAAGGGAACACAGGGCGCAAGGTTGCTTTGGCTAGTCTTTAGGCCAACTTAGCCGCACGCAATACAAGGCGGCAAGCTTGCCCCAATGCACGCGCTTGGCATTGTAGCCAATCCTCGTTTGCGTTTGGGTTGCGATTGCCTTGACGCGTTTTCTTTAGCTCGCTAGGCGTGCAGAGTCTTTCAGCAATGTCTTGGTTATAAATGCTAGAGCAACCCCCGTAACTATACTCAAACCAATCCGAAGCCCCGCTCAAAAGGTCTCTCTCTCTAATTGGCATGCCGTCATTAAACTCATTAACAAGGCTAGGGTTACTCTCCAAGTTTTCCAATAACTCAAGGGCGTAATCTTTCACGCCCCGCGCCCATGCGGAACGCTCGCTTGCTATGGTTTCAACTTTGCTTTGTATTGTTTCGAATTTTGTTTTCATTTTAATTACTTTCTATTATGGTTTAATATTATGCCCGTCATTAGGCACTCCAAAGCCCGCACGAGTCAAAGACAAGGCGGGCAAGTGGTTTGAAGGTTTTTGGTTTAATCCGCTAATAACTCTAATTCAGTTACCCCCATGGTTCGCAAAGCTTGCGAAAATGTTATGGCTTCAGCAAGTCTGTAATCATATACGGAGTCACCTTTAGACCCTCCGCATTTTTCACAAGTTCTTAGCTTTTCCCATGCTTTATTGTGTGCCTCTACTAAATTTGCAATGCGCTCTTTAGCTGTTACTGGCTTGATGGTTTTGTAGTATTTAGTTTTCATATTTTGATTATTTTTTTGGTTAGCTTCTCAAGGCGTTTTGCCCTTCGATACAAATACACTTTCAGAGTTTTAGCCTTTATACAATAGTTTATTTTAATTATTTTAATAACATTCATTCAACAGTTGAACTAATTGAACCTCTTTTAAACTGATACAATGGCATGTTGAATTGATGCGGGAATTTATTGGGGAATATTATTGGGGAATATTATTGGGGAATATATCCCAGCCCCGCAAAATAAAACTTATTACATGATCTTGCCGCAATTGTTACTGGCAAGCTTGCAATGAGACCCAGCAAAGCAAATTTTTAAAACATGGGTGGGGGGGGATCAGTCTGTTGCGCGATGTATTGTATATATATACATAAACTGCCCTTTAAAAAATGTAATCTAATTGGGCTATGTTTTTTAGGGTATCCTTATGAGGTGCGTTTTGCACCTTTGGGTCTAAAGTTTGACACACCCTAAAGTGCAATATACACCTTTGGGTATGAAATCGTTATTAGATGGGGTTGAGTGGAGGTATAACCCTACGTGGAGCTTAATGGAGGACGGAGAAGGTATATGGGGGGATGATCGTTTAAGTCTCAAGGCTAAGGGCATATGGGCGTATATGAAGTCAAAGCCAGCCACCTGGGACTTCAGTGCTAAGAGGATAGCCATGGATAGCAAGGAGGAGACTAAGAGTGTGCAACGGGGTATGAGAGAATTAGAGAGTTGTGGTTATTTGAGTAAAAGGAAGTTAGGTAACGGTAGGGTACAATACAGGTTGGCAGAGGAGTCGTATATAGGTGCAGAGCCTAAGATAGAGAGAAGTAGTTTAGAAGATAGATATGGGGACAGATATGGATAGTGAAGAGACGAGCATAGAATTGAAGGATAGGATGAGGGATGCCCTTGCCCCTATGCTTGCTATGGAGCAGGAGAGGACGGCTAAGAATAGTCTGGCTAACAATAACCCTCAGAGATGGCTTGCAGCGGCTTCTATGTTCTTAGCCGGCTCTAGTATGCACGATGTGAAGAAGGAGTTGGATATGCACCATTACATAGCCAGGCGTATCAATGGGATAGTGAAGACCTGTGACGAGGCTAGGGTGTTTAGGCAGGAGAGGGCTATGCAGCTAGCCTCGACCATAGATGAGATTAGTAGTATAGGAGAGAAGATTGCCTCTAGTTATCTGGACGGCTCTGCTGAGGCAGAGGAGAAGATAAAGAAGGCAGAGACTAAGGACTTAGCTAACCTAGCGGTAGCACAGGAGAAGTTGCACAGAACCTTTGATAATGTAACGGGTAACAATGTTCAGAAGATAGAGGTAAGGCATATAACTACCCCAGAGGAGGCCATGAGCCTCATAGATTCGCTGCCAGAGGCAGAGGTAATAGATGTAGGAGAAGATGGCTAAGTCACTGATAGATGAAAGCTATGACCCCATTTACGATCAGATTCGTGGGATACTGGGAGAGCATTTCGAGAACTACTGCTTCATTGTAATGGATGAGAAGGGTGAACTATTTTATGACTACAATCACCTGCCAGCAGGAAGAATGCTTTTGCATGAGATGCAACTAGAGATCGGTGACGACAATATAGAGATTGAGTGGGAGTTTGAAAGCGACCCAGATGATCCTGAAGATGATGCAGTGGACTAAGCACCCAACGATACCTACCCCTGACAAGGGAAGACTCAAGGCTCTCTTAGACTCAAAGGGGGCGCAAGCCGTCTATGACGTATGGAAGGCACGTGAGGATGCTATCAAGCTCACTATAGATGATCCTCTGCGTCACGGGGTAAACCTAGTTAGTTGGGATAGGATTAGGTGGGCTTTGTCTAAGTATAACGAGGTATTGGTTCTTGGTGGTAACCGTGGTGCTAAGACTACAGGTATGGCTAAGATATTTATGGAGTCCATTACCAAGCACATGGATGGACACGTAGTATTGTTCTCACAGAATGCTGATACGTCCGTAAAGGTTCAACAGGCTGCCATATGGGAGTTTATGCCCAAGGAGTTCAAACGCAAGACCAAGGGCATTGAGGGCTACATTAACTACTCTATGCAGAATGGTTTTACCGGGCAGTCGTTTATCTTCCCAGATACCAGGACTCGCGTAGACTTCAAGACCTACACGCAGTTTAGCAATAACCATACAATCTTAGAAGGCTTTGAGTTTGGGTTTCCCAATTTGGGCAATCACCCTGAGAATGTGGGTATTGGTAATGATGAGTATCTGGGCGACTCTACGCTGATTAACACACAGCGTTTCCGTCTGGCTACCAGAGACTCTAGGCTAGTCACAGGGTTTACCCCTATCGATGGCTACACAGAACTGATTGCTGACTACCTAAGAGATGCAGAGATTCTAGAGACTAAACACGCAGAGTTGTTAGATGAACCTGTGCCTGTAAAGCAGTATAGTGTCAACAGGGATGCTGGCATTGTCTATCTGCATACAAGTGAGAACCCTTTCGGTGGCTATGATCGGATAGCCAAGGACTTGCAGGGCAGACCAAGGGAGGAGATACTCACCCGTGCGTATGGAGTGCCAGTTAAGTCGATGACTACCCTGTTCCCATACTTCAATACCAATGTTCACGTAACCAACGAGATGCCTGAGATTAGGCAGGACACACACACCGTGTATCAGATTGTTGACCCTGCGGGTGCTAGGAACTATGTGGCTATATGGGCTGCTGTAGACAAGAATGGATTTATTACCATACTGCGTGAGTGGCCAGACAGAGACAGTTACGGAGAGTGGGCATTGTCTGGTGATCCCAAGTGGAGGTTTGGTCCAGCAGCCAAGAAGCTGGGCTATGACGTCCAGGCTTACATAGATGAGTTCTTAGACATAGAAAGTGATCTGGGTGTAGAGGTGTATGAGCGTATAGGTGACTCCCGCTTCTTTGCCAGAGAGAACGAGAACAACACAGACCTGTTTGAGAGCTTTGCAGTTAGGGGTATGTATTTCATTCCATCTAGCGGATCAGACATTGAAACAGGACTATCTGGGCTAGACGAATGGATGCGATACAACCCGGATGCAGAGATAGACGATGCCAACAGACCCATCTTGAAGATACACTCGTCGTGCGGTAATTTAATACAGAGTTTAATTAACTGGGGACACAGGGGAAAGGTAGACGAACCATTGAAGGACTGGATTGACCTTCTACGTTATTTACGGATGATAAATGACGGATATGGACCAGACTACGTTTCTGATGCCTCAATGACAACAACAAGAAGATCAGAAGGAGGGTATTGATGCCTAAAAAGAAACTAGTAAAGATAGCAGAGGAACAAGAGGTAGACTTTGATGAGGCTATGCGTATAGCTGTAGAAAAGCTTCCAGAGGGTTCATTGACAGGAAGAGGTAGAAACACTTGGGTAACCGAGGAAGGTACAGCCATCCTTGAGGACTCATTTATGATAGAGGAGATTATACCTAAGCATTACTCAGGTATAGTTTTATGTGAATGTCCTAACCCTAAGTTTAATTATGTTTATAACAAAGAGATAGGCTTGAAAGTGCCTATGCTAATTCCACGCAAGTGGCAAGGTAAGCTAATTAAAAAACAAGTAACCTTTGAAGCAATTGAAGATGTCAATGGAACAAGCTACAGATATGTCAGAAAAGGAGTGTGATATCACTCTCAACCGCGAGTGGTGCAAAGAACAAGTAGACAGATTGTGTGCTTGGGAGATACTTCGTAGATACGTTTTACATGAAACATCTGTAGCTATGACAAATGAAGAGCTATGTGATACAATAGGCGTATCATCGACCCATGTTATACGGTTATTAAAATCCGTGCAAAAAAGATTAATCTCAAATAATGATAACTGATAATGTTTCTGAGTCCCTGACTTACCTGCAGGATGAGCCAGATATTAACACTTTACGCCTAGCCTACGACCAAACAGTTGTAGAACTAGAAGCATACTTTGACCTCTGCCGTACATCTTACGATGACCGCAGAAACTTCTGGCCCGGCAAAAGCCGTGACCACCGTAAGCACGGAGCAGATGCCTTCCCTTGGGAGGGTGCAAGCGACATGGAGTGCCATCTCATTGACGAGAGAATCACTCGACTAGTATCTTTATTCATGGCATCCTTGAATCGTGCCAACGTCAGAGCATTCCCCGTAGAAAGCGGAGATATTGCTCGTAGCCGCATAGTTTCTGGATTTTTAAAATGGATGGTATCCTCTGGATACATACCTCGGTTCCACAGAGAAATGGAACTAGGTGCTAATTACTTGCTTGAGCGAGGCATACTGATTACCTATATAGGCTGGCAGAGAGAGGATAGACGTATTCTCCAGCAGTTGGACCTTAATCAGATTGCACAAGTCAGCCCCAATGTAGCTACGGCTATACAGGAAGGAAAGGACGATGACGAACTGACTGCCTTGCTTCAAGCAACCTTTGAGGGAACAACTAAGAAACGCGCAAAGAAGGCTTTGCGTGACTTGCGAAAGACTGGAATAGCAGAACTGCCCATAGTTCGCAGACAAGTCAACGCCCCTGATGTTAAAACACTTGCCCCTGACGGTGACTTCTTTTTCCCTCCCTATGTTACCGATCCACAGCGAGCACCCTACTGTTTCTGGAAAACTTACTACACCCCACAAGAACTAGAGAACAAGGTAGTTACGGATGGATGGGACGAAGACTTTGTAGATTACATCATATCTAAGTATAGGGGTGTAAATATTGACTCTATCGAGCGCGAACAAGAGGGTCGTCGCAGCCTAAGCCTGACAGACAACGCTTACGAGGCTGATGAACTAGTTGAAATCTGCTATGCGTATCAACGCCTAATTGACCAAGAAGATGGCGCAGAAGGCATCTATTGCACGGTATTTCACAAGGAGTTTAGTGGTAACGAAGAAGTGCCAGGCTACGCTAAGTTTGAGCTTCTCAATGGCTACGAAGACTACCCAGTAGTAGTTACAAAGCTATCTGAGGATAGCAAACGACTATACGATACAACAACTATCCCATCTGTTCTTCGCGGCATACAAAACCAAGTAAAGGTTGAGCGCGACTCAAGGGTAGACAGAAACAGTTTGGCAACCCTGCCTCCGATTCTGCACCCAGTAGGGCAAGCTCCCAACGATTGGGGTCCAGGTAGGTTAATACCGTATCGCCGTAAGGGTGATCTAGACTTTGCTCCAACGCCTCCACCGCCCACTGGATCAATAGAGATGGAAGACACGCTGCTAACCCTAGCCGACAAATTAGTTGGACTAGACGAGGGTGCTCAGATTAGTCAGATACGCAAGCAGTTTTTAGTAGATAAGTTCCTTAGCCACACTGCCGAGGTAATTAAGATGGCTTACAAGTGTTTCCAACGCTTTGGGCCAGATGAAGTCTTTTTCCGCGTTACAGGTGTGCCAGACCCACAAGTCTTTGACAAGGGCAACCCAGATGAAAACTTTGACATACTAATTAACTTTGATGTGCAGAACACAGACCCAGAAACTGTAGAAAAGAAACTACAGCAGTTTGTAGCACTTAATCAGTTAAATGCTAACAATCGTCTAAACGTAGACAATCTACTAGATGTAGCTGCTGCAAGCATTGATCCTGTCATGGCTGATGCCGTTCTACAGCCAGTTGAAACTGCACAACAACAAATCGTTGAGCAAGTTACAGATGACCTAGCTAAAATCTTTGCAGGTATTGAGATGCCGGCTAGACCTGCTGGAGCACAAATCGCACTACAGGTTATACAGCAATATACTCAACAGCCTGATGTTGCACAAAGGCTTCAATCTGATCAAGCATTTGCTGCTAGACTTCAGAAATATAATGGTCAATATACGTTCCAAATACAACAAGCACAGAATGCACAGATTGGTAGAGTTGGAACAGCCCCTGCGCAAATGGGCGATATACAAACGCAGAATATGCAGTAAAGCATATCTATGCTTCTTAGTTAGCATTTTCCTTATGGCAGACAATATGACAGCCCAGCAGTTTGGGAATCAACGAGTCAAAGAGCAAAGAGCGCAAAATTACTTTGATATGTTTGTTCTAAATGAGGGGAACAAGCCAAAGGTTTACAAAGACAGCAAAGGCAACCGTACGATAGGTATTGGCTTCAATCTTGAAGATGCTAGCAATCGCAAGTTCCTCAAGCAACAAGGCATTGATATCAACGAGTTGTTTGCCGGCAGAGAGTTGACCGACAAGGAGACAAAGACTCTTTACAACCGTAGTCTAACGCAAGCATTTAAGGATGCTCAGTCATATGATCCTAACTTTGCTAAAAGACCAGAAGCCGTAAAGATGACTTTGGTCGATATGGCATTTAACCTTGGCTTGACAAAACTAAACAAGTTTGTAGAAATGAAGAAGGGTCTTATGAATAATGATTACAATATGGCCGCAGATGAAATGGTTGATAGCAACTGGTACAAACAAGTTAAGTCCAGGGGACCTAGAATGGTTCAAGTAATGCGTTCCGCAGCTAGATAATGCAAATACAAGACGATATCAAAACGCTTCACAACTATGAAGCATTTGCTAGATTTATTAAGATGATCCACGATCTTCGTGAAGAGACCATTGAAGAGTTACACGAAGCATCTATAGATGGAATACAACAAGTTTCTGGTCGCATTATTACCTATGACCAAATACTCCAGTTAGTAAACTGGAATGAACTATCTAAGAAACATTTGGATAGAATGTAAGCACTGTGTTATAATGCGACTATCGCCATCGCTCGGCGTAAATGAGTGGATCAATTATGACAGAAGAAATAGCAACTGCTGACGCTGAGGCAGGTAAAATATCAGTGGACAAATCAAATATATCCGTC